GTTGTAGCCTCTCCCATCCCTCAACCAGCCCTTTATACCCATAGAAATCTTCTTTGAATTGTGCTTGCTCCTTTGTGGCATAGGCGAAGTGGTCAAAGGTTAGCCCCCAAGTTTCTGTCACTCCCCTTGGAATCATCATTGATTGCACATTTAGCTTGGGTGGTTCGTGGCTAACAAACTCAACTCCCTTGCCCCACTTCCAAGCCCTAAACCATTCGTACCAATGCGAAGCAAATCCTTCCCTAGTCACAACTTTTTTATTCTGCCCAACATAATAGTTACAATGGAATTGCATCGCTCGCCCTTCCTCGCAACCCTTGAGATGCCCAAAGATTGCGTCTAGCTGGTCGGCTCCCCATATCTCATCGGAATCAATCTGCATCACAACCCCCTTCTCCACCCCTCGCAACGCTTCGGCAATCATCGCCAGCTTACCGGGGAAGGGCTTTGCTTGCCAATAGACTGAAACATTCTCGCCCCTAATGCTCTCAAGGTATTCGTGCGTGCCATCCACGCTTACAAAGTTTTTGTGATACTTCTCTGGTACTTGTTTGCACCAGCGGGTGCATCCTAGAGGCTCGGCCACTCCCTCGACAATCCTCCACTCCCACGGAATCTTTAGCTTTTGAAACTCTGCTAGATGCCTCTGGATATAAGGCATCCCATTGAGGACGATGGTAAAGATGGTCAGCATTTCAAACGACCATAGATAACGCTAATCTCTGCACAAAAAGAAACTGAGTCGTGCCGATAGCACTCAAACCCAATCGAATCAAACCAATCAATAAACTCTTTTAGCCAAGCGTCTGAATAGTGTAGCTCAATGGCAATTTCTTTTAGATTGTGAACATTCCCAATTTGTAGAAGTTGAGTCTCGTCTCCCTCGATGTCGCACTTAATGTGGGTGATAGAGTTCTCTGTTATCCAAGTATCCATTTGGAATGCGGAATCTGCCTTTTCGCACAAGAACTTTCCTTGTGGGTACTGTTGAGAAAGAGTGTTGATGTCTCCTTGGTTTATGTCCACCCCCATGTAAAACTCTGGCTTTTGTGATAGAAAATACTTGGTTGTTCCGTTGGCCTCTTGCCTTTCTGCTTCCGTCCAGAACGCACACCCCAAGTCAAGAACCCTACCGCCAGCCACATTGAGATGTTGCCAATGGATTTCGGGTGATTCCGATGCGATGATTCCTTTGGTCATAGCTCAAAGATGGCCGCACCATTACGAACCGACCAATCCTCCCAGAGCAGTTTCCCAAATCCTTTGAGCTTGTTGTAGTTCGCCAAGTTCTTGATGTCGTTAATATCGTCTAGGGCGATGATTGCTTTGTCTGCTAGAAAAGGACGGACGCAACGCAACTCGGCCTCACCAGAGAAAGGCGAGCCATCAATCAGCACAAAGTTAAAATCTACCTTATGCTCAAAGTGAATATCCTCGATTGCGTTGGTTGAATATGGAAAGGCGGTTTCTAGGCAGACATTGTGCCAGCCCATAACAGTTTCGATGGGATACTGGTTTAGGCTTGTTTTAGTAGTTCGATAAAATTCCTCAATATCGTTCTTGTTCATCCATAGCTTTGATAAGGTTGCTGTGCCGTTGATGGCAACGCCTCCCCTTGCGGATAGGTTCATTGAATGCCTACCGATGCGGTCTGGATGATTCTCTATGCTGAATAGCCTTTTTGTCCTAATGCATTGAGTTGAGCCATCCCCAGTTCCTCCCCCGATTTCTAGGCCAACATCTAACCCCTCGCTATATTTTGCAAGGGCTTTACCAAATGAATCGTTAATTGTTATTTCTTGCATTTCGCCATCCCTGCTAATGCTTTTTTGATTGCGTACTCAATCACGGCTTCTGGGTCGTTCTTTAAGGCAAGCATCCCAGCCTCATACAATTCCTTCCCCGCCTTATCATCATAGGTAATATCCACTAGCACATACTTTGTTTTGTCTGCGCTAGACTTGCCGAAGGTAATCACACCAAGTCCCTTCGTATTCTCCCACTTTTTTGATTTCCTACATCCAATTATTTGCTTTGCGTTTTTCATAGATCGCTTTTCCTTTCTCGTAGAATTCTGGCTTGTTGTGGTTCTTTAATTGTTCGTCTGGTTGGCCGCCATTAAACATAGGGTTATCGTGCTTGAATTGGATATGTCTAGCCTCAACCACCACTTGTTCTTCGTAGGCTCTGTCTGTATGCTCATTATCCGAATAGATGCCATCCGACTCTTGGTAGTCTGGGTGGAATAGATGCCCCTGCTTCTTGAGTCTGGATTGCGTCAGAATCGCCATACAGAGGAGCTTGTCTTGCCGTAGCCCATCAGATACTGCCAACACTTTCTCTTGCGTTGTATCCCCAATGGCGTTCGAAATTAGGGCATCCCAATGGCGGGGTGGTGTCCAATCATCGCTCATTTGAATGATGATATTCCCCTTGGCTATTTTTGCCCCTGCGTTCCAAGCGTTAATCATCCCGCCCGGATTGCACCTAATTCCTTGGTGGGGAGTATAGTCGGTTGGGTCATTGTGATCGACCATAAAGAGCCACTCAATTTCTAGGGGTTTCTCGGCTAAAGAAAGCCACATCCATCGCCGTTGCCAAGCGATTTGCGGTCTGCCTCTTGTGGCGTGAACAATGCTAATCTTGGGGGCTGGTCGCATCTTCTTGATCTTTTCTACTTCGCCAGCTTCTCCTACACACACCGAAGCCGTCTCATATAAGTCCATCGCTTGCCAATTATAAATTGCCTCAACAAGATTCCAGTAGTGAGACTTTGGCCTATGCAAAGTCATACAAGACCTAATAGCTCCATAAGTCTTGATCCAGTTGCCTTTGCCAGACCAATGATTTGCTATGTAGAAATAAGCCTCTCTGCGGTCTGGTTGTAAGGCCACGGCTTGACCAAGGTAAGAAAGCCTCTCGTTTTCTGGAACAATCCTTCCCAAGTTACAAAGCACATCGTAGCGAAGCGTGTCCTCTAGGTCTGGGAAAGACAACGCTCGCATACTAGAATCAATGCACTTTTCGTGTTGATTGGATAAGAAATACTCTTGGGCTTGGTAGTAGAGGGAGTTGGCGGCTGGGGCAAGTGTGTCGGCCAAGATGTTAAAGTTCCTTTCAGCACTTCTTGGCTTGTATCCGTGGGGCTTGTGAATCCGAAAAATCTTATCCACCCCAATCGTCTTATTTGGCTCTTTAGTAACAAGCATTTCGTGGACTCGGTTTTTCCAACTACAAGTGCCTTTCTTTGAGATTTCTTCTCGGAGTGGAATTAAGCCAGCATTATCCACATTGTATTTTAACGCCACTAAATGAGCATCTTTTTCAATGGCAAGGTCAATAGCCTCTTCAACAATCTTCGCCCCATCCTCGGCCATTACATCGTCACAATCTACCCATAAACACCACTCACTCGAACACGCCTCAAGAGCCGTGTTTCTGGCGGTTGCAAAATCGTCTATGTGATTCCAATCAGTTCTTTTATTCTGGTAATGAACGATCTTTGCCCCAAGCCCACTCGCAATTTCCTCGGTCTTATCTGGCGTAGCTGACCCCCTAGAAATGCAAACAACAAGTTCCGCTGAAATGGGCTTAAAACTTTCCAAGCATCTTCCGATATACTCTTCTTCATTTCCAGCGATAAGATAGACTGAAATAGGATATTTCATTTTGATAGGATTTCTAACTGCTAGAGGATGTCAATTAAAAGAAAAGGGAGGAGCAGGTTATTCACCCACTCCTCCCTCTTCAGAGGAATCAACCAACCAAGTTTTTAGCTGTAGGTCGTGGTGATACGGACGGCGGCGTTCGCATCAATGACTTTCTCGGCTGTGTTCATACGAACACGGAGAACATTCGAGCGACGAGCCTCGTCACGATAGCTCTCGGAGACGAAACCACCGGGAGCGTCATCAGACCAGACCAAGGTGCGTCCTAATCCACCAGCAGTGAACTGACCAGTTGCTACGTTTGCAACAACAATCTTGGTGTCTGGAACAATGAACGAGCCAGAGTAGCTCTTGTTCTTGTTCGCTGTGTTGTAAGCCGCACGACCGATGTAGACATTGTCCACACCGAAGGCGAGGGCGATCTGTTTCTCATCGAGGAGACGGCCACCAGTATTAGAAACAACTCCGTAGAATTGATTTTGCAATAGGGTGGTACGGCGAACTCTCTCGTACACATTGGCCGACATAATAACCGCATTGGCTTCGTAACCCAGCTTATTGAGAGCCAATTTGCCAGCCGCAACATCCGCAGGGGCGTTGATGGTCGCAAGGTTGGCTTCGGTGTAGTTAGCCGTAGGGGTTAAGTCAGCCGTGGTGAAGGGGGTCGTTGTTGCCCAGAGCAAGTCAGCTACCCGTTTTTCGTGGGAGAGCTTGACCTGACGTAGCAAGAACTTCGCTGTTTCTGCCTCAATTGCAAAGAAGCGTGAAGCATCCGAACGGAAGGAATCGTCCAACAATTCCTCTAGGCCGGTTTCGATACAATCGTAGGTATCAGAAGTGAATTTCCGAACCGCACGAGCGTATTCAGAGCCAGCGTTCCGCTTGGCCGCATCAGCGTTCAAGAGGTCAGCATCAGCCGCTTGCACTTTGAGGTAGACACCACTCTTTGCCGATACTGGCAGGAGGGGCATAATGTCTGCACCGATCATACCGATCTGTGCGGGGGCTTCGATCAACGCTTGGTTGATGTCTGCACGAATGGTCGTGCCACCAGAAATAAAGCTCATTTTATTTTATATTCTTTCTTTGTTTGTTGTTACTATTGTTTAGAACAATGGAACTGCGATTTCGATAACCGCCGATGTTGCCGTGGCCGCTTCAAGAGCGATTCCAGCAGTCGATAGGTTAGCCGCAAGCGTGGTTACTTGACCAGCCGCATCGAAGAACACCGTGTTGCCAACTGCCACCGTACCAGAGACGGTTGCAAAGAAGGTTGGGTGAAGCATCTTGACGGTCACGAAGCCACCAGCGGGAGCATCTTCTTGAGTTACTCCGATGGTTTTGTTGGCACCAGAAACAGCAACATTCACGAAACCCGCCGTGGTGGTGTCGGGGGTAACGAACCGATAAGCCGAAACAGCAGAGGCCGTTCCGAATGTACGGAAAACATTATCAACTTGAGTAGACATTTTAGTTTATCCTTTTGTTAGATTTTGATAATGCCACGGCTTTTTGCCTCGGCATATTCAGTTGGGTTAGATAGCATCACGGCTTGCATAGCCTTGAGCTTTGAAGTGGAGTAGTCGCTGTGGGCGGCTACGAGTTCTTCAAAAGTTTTGGGTTCAACCTTCGCAGGGGCTTCAACAACTGGTGAAGCAGAGATGGGCTTAATGCCAAACTCGGTGAGAACTGCCTTCAGTT